CTAAAGAACGTATGATCAATGCTTTGAAGCAACCAGAAGGATACAACACTTTTACAACTGCTCAAGCACAACGCCGTTTCGGCATCACCAATGTTTCTGCTCGCATCGATGAGTTGCGTAAAGAAGGTCATTGCATTTATACAAACACCAAGACTTTAAGTGATGGTCGCAAGATCAATTTTTATCGTTTAGGCACACCAACTAAAGCAATGGTTAAAGCTGCTTTAAGTGCTGGTTATTCTTTTACAGCCTAATTTGGGTTGATATAGGGAGTTCGCTATAAAAAAGCGATACTCCCTTTTTTTATAATTATTCGGAGCGCAAATGGAAATTCAAATTAAAAAAGAAGATTTACAAAAGAAAAGCTTATTCGTTGCGACACCAATGTATGGTGGTATGAACCATGGATTGTATATGAAAGCTTGCCTTGATTTACAAGGTATGTGTTTACAATATGGCATACAAATCAAATTCTCATTCCTATTTAATGAGTCCCTAATTACACGAGCAAGAAATTATCTTGTTGATGAATTTATCCACCGTTCTGATTGTACACATATGTTGTTTATTGATTCAGATGTACATTTTAATCCTCAAGATGTAATTGCTTTAATAGCTCTTGATAAAGAGGTTGCTGGTGGTCCTTATCCTAAAAAAGCAATCAAATGGAGAGCAGTTAAAAAAGCCGTAGAAAAAAATCCTGATATTGAACCAGGGCTTTTAGAAAAAGTTACCGGTGATTATGTTTTTAATCCAGTAAAAGGAACAGCACAATTCTCAGTAACAGAACCTTTATCAGTATTAGAAATTGGTACTGGATTCATGATGATGAAGCGTGAAGTATTTAAAAAAATGGAACAAGCATATCCATCCATTCGTTATAAACCTGACCATGTAGGTCAAGCACATTTTGATGGATCTCGTTATATTCATGCTTTCTTTGATACAGTTATTGATACTAAAGATAGTATTACCGGTGGAGGTTCTGATCGATATCTTTCAGAAGATTATATGTTCTGCCAAATGTGGCGTAAGATCGGCGGAGAAATCTTCTTGTGTCCTTGGATGAAAACTTCACATATTGGCACATATCACTTCCAAGGAGATATGCCAGCTGTTGCTAATTATGTTGGTGAGATGTGATGGGTAATCCTTATGGTTATAATCCTTCTAAGTATTTCTTAAATGAAGAAGCATATCAAGATTATTTAACGAATAATCATTTGCTTTCACCAAAAACATATTACGAAAATAAAAAAGAGGTACTAGAACACGGTTATAATTTTATGGACATTAAATATACTGAAGATGCAGTAAAAGATTCACAAACCGCTACAACCGGTGGTCGTAAATTTGATGGTGGCAAATTGCAATATGGTTTAATTCCACCAAATGCACTAAAGGCGACAGCAGAAATTCTTACCTTTGGTGCACAGAAGTATGAACCTGATAATTGGAAATATGTTCCAGATGCCAAACGCAGATACTTTGATGCTTTACAAAGGCATCTTTGGGCTTGGAAATCTGGCGAACAACTTGACCAAGAAACTGGTAAGAATCACTTAGCACACGCAATGTGCTGCTTGATGTTTTTATATGAACATGATACAATAGATTTTTTAAATAATGGAGAAGTAAATGAAGCTATCAAATGAAACCCTTACAGTATTGAAGAATTTTTCTTCCATCAACCAAGGCATTCAATTCAAAAAAGGAAAAAAACTAACCACCGTTTCGGCTGGTAAAACAGTTTTAGCTCAAGCTATTCTAAAAGATGAATTCCCACAAGATTTCTGTGTTTATGATTTGAACCAATTTTTATCGGTACATAGCCTCTTTAAAGATTCTGAAATTGATTTTAACAGTTCAGATGTTATTTTCAAAAGTGGCAAGCGTAAAACAAATTATCGTATGACTGCAAAGGAAATGATTGTTGTTCCTCCAGAAAAAGAATTAACATTACCTTCAGTTGATTGTGAATTTTCTTTAAGTTCTGAAGATTATGATTCAATTATCAAAGCGGCTAGTGTGTTATCTTCACCTCATGTAGGCGTTCAATCAAATGGTGATGCGGTTGAAATGATTACCTTTGATGCAAATGATAATTCAGCACATACCAATTCAATTCAGGTTGGTGATGGTGACGGAAAAAAATATAAGATTGTGTTCAAAACAGAGAATATCAAACTTATCCCAGGAAGTTATGATGTCAAGATTTCTTTCAAAGGCATCGCACACTTCAAAAACACCAAAGATGATATTCAATATTGGATTGCATTTGAGGCCAAAGAAACTAAAATAGGAGAGTAATTATGTTGTTATATTTCACAGATGCCGTAACTGGTAATTCAGTAGCTGTTAATCCAAAATTTATTGTTGTAGTTTTTTCAGTAACAGAAGAAGGAGTTGAAAAAACCATCATTAACACAATTACAGGAAACTTAGCTGTTAAAGAATCCCAAATCGATGTTATTGGTCAAATCCAAGGACAATTAAAATAATGCCTACAATCCAAACTTTGTTTGGAACTTTTGATGATCAACAATTAAAGGCACTCAAGGGTGCCGTTGATGAAATTGTTTTAGTTATGAATAAACAAGATGCTTTGAAAATTGAAATGAATGATATTGTCAATGCAACTCACGATACATTAAAAGTTCCTAAAAAAATTATTAAGCGGATGGCTAAAGTTCAATACAAACAGTCATTCCAAACAGAAGTAGCAGAATCAAAAGAATTTGAAGCATTATTTGAAGGTATCACAGAAGTAAAATAAGTAGTATATTATATTATGGGAGTTTTGAATGGAACATTTATTATGGGTCGAAAAATATCGACCAGCCAAAGTGGAAGATTGTATTCTACCAGATTCAATCAAATCCACTTTTCAAGAATATGTCACTAGAGGTGAAATACCCAATCTATTATTATCGGGAACAGCAGGCGTAGGTAAAACTACAATTGCCAAAGCCCTTTGTAATGAAGTTGGTTGTGATTATATTGTTATCAATGGTTCAGATGAATCAGGTATCGATGTATTAAGAAACAAAATCAAAAATTATGCTTCGTCAGTTTCACTAGCTGGTGGAAGAAAAGTTGTTATCATTGACGAAGCAGACTATCTAAATCCAAACTCCACTCAACCTGCGTTGCGTGGTGCCATCGAGGAGTTCTCCTCAAACTGTTCATTTATCTTTACTTGTAACTTTAAAAATCGTATTATTGATCCTATTCATTCTCGGTGTTCTGTTATTGATTTTAAAATGAATGGTTCCAAGGCTAAAATGGCCTCGGCATTTTTCAAACGAGTTGAATGGATATTAGAACAAGAGAAAATTACATATGATAAAGAAGTCGTGGCTGCAGTCATTACAAAACACTTTCCAGATAATCGTAGAATTCTTAATGAACTTCAGCGATATTCTGTTTCAGGTACGATTGATAAAGGTATTCTTTCTAATGTTGCTGACATACAACTTGATTCTCTTATCAAATCTTTAAAAGAAAAAGACTTTGCTTCTACCCGCAAATGGGTTACTTCTAATTTAGATAATGATCCAATTAAAATCTATCGTAAGCTCTATGATTCTTTATATGAGATATTAAAACCAAATTCAGTTCCACAACTGGTCTTGATTTTGGCCAAATATCAATATCAAGCAGCCTTTGTTGCTGATCATGAAATTAATATGGTTGCCTGTTTGACTGAAATTATGGTGGATTGTTCCTTTAAGGATTAGATTGTTTTATAATATATCTAGAGAGTCCTGTTTCCAACATAGCTTGTTTTATTGATGAATATTTTTTATTATTAACTATTACTGGTTTGGAAGTATCTCTCCCATTTATCTTACCTTTACGCATTTTTGACCATTTTAATTTTTGTTCTTTGCTATGATTTGGTTTGTTTATTAAATTTTGTGACTTTCTGGTTATTGATATTTTTTGTTTTATTGATTTTGAAAATGTTCTTCCTTTCCACCAATCAATGTAATTATCGATTTCCAAAAGATCAATAAATTTGTTTTGTTTACCATTTGTAATCCATATTCTATTTTGACCACTAGGAAAACCTGAATTATTTTTGTTTATGAAATCATTTCGTTTAGATGCATTTAGTTTAGTTAAAACTTTTTGTTCCCAGCATCTTGCTTTATATGAGTTTGTGAAAGTTTTTCTTATCTCAAAAAGAAAATCATTTTTTCCATATTTGTTTATTAACTCTCTAACATAATTAGATGAGGTAAAATAAGATTTCCATAGGTCGTTTGGATTACAATTTTTTGAGTATCTTACACCATAATAATATTGTTTTGTCGTCTTACAATATATAAGGTATGTGTATGGTATATTTTTCATTATGATGAGGTATTTTGTTATGTTATATATATTTAGTAATTTTAGTTTTTATATAGTTGATTGTGAGTTCAAATGAAACTAGATTTCTGTGTAGTTTGTGGTTGTCAAACAGATTTACATCAACATCATATTGAGCCTGTTGTTTTTTCTAAAAAGAAAAGAATTAAAAGTCGACAAAAAGTGGACATTAACAAACCTTTGAATTTGTGTTCAACTTTTGAAATTTTTTCTTACCTCTTTGATGAAGGTTATATTTCAGACAATGATACCATAACAGTCTGCTCATATCATCATAATTTGTTACACGGAATAATGAAATTTCAAAAAACCGAACATGGAAATATGATTAAAGAAGGACTTGAAGAAGCTAAAAAAAACGGTATAGTTCTTGGTCGTCCATCTACTGCGGCCACAAAAGAAAATTATGAATCTGTAAAATCTTTAAGGAATCAAGGATGGGGTATAAAAAGAATATCCACACATTTAAAGATTGGTGTTGGTTCGGTGTACGCTTTGATGGAAAAAGATGGATCTGAATTCATAGAAAATGCAATGACTTTTGTTGATTTGTTGGAGAACAGTAATGGCTGATTTATTTAAAGAAATTCTTCCATCCATACTTCAAACCAAAAAATCTGTATTCCGTGATGAAATTGATTATAAAGATTATAAGCCTTTTATAATTAATCGAGCTTTATCTTATCATATGGACTGTGTTCTATATGTAAATGAAATGAATCTACACTCCAGTTTAGATGTGGACATGCAATATTCATATCTTCTAAATACCATAAGGTCGATGAAACGGAAATTCCAACCGTGGCAGAAATCAGAGGCCGATAAAGATATAGAATGTGTGAAGCAATATTTCGGTTATTCCAATGAGAAAGCCAAAGAAGCTCTACGAATTTTAAATCCTGAACAAATCGCTGAAATAAAAGCAAAAACAAATAAAGGCGGAGTGAACAAGTCATGATTTCAATTATAGATTTAGTTGAAGTTACATTAAATGAGAAGGATGATTTTTTAAAAGTTCGTGAAACTTTAACACGAATTGGTGTTGCTTCTAAAAAAGATAGAATATTATATCAATCTTGTCATATTCTACATAAACAAGGTAGGTATTACATTGTACATTTTAAAGAATTATTTGCTTTAGATGGAAAACCAACTGATATTTCCGAAAACGACCTTTCTCGTAGAAATGCCAT